CCAAACAACAAGACTGTATCTTGTGCCTGATGTTACGGGTTTAACTCTATGCCAAACAAAAGAAGGAAATACAATAATAGATCCTTTTGGTAAAATCTCTTTTGCTCTTCTTAAATGTTTAGCTTCATCTCTCATATGTGGATCGTAATTTCTAAAATCAAATTCTAGTTCACCACCTGTGTATTCTGAACCATCTGTTAACTGACAAGTCATAGATAGTTTTCGAATCTTACCATTGTCGGGTCCTTCTTTTTCATAAGGTTTATCCCAACTATCACAATGCCAATCATAGTATTGGTTATGTTTATATTTTGTAAACTGACACGATTCAGATCTATCCCATTCAAAGTTCCAACCTGCATTTCTATTTGCTTCGTGAACGTATGGGTGTAGTTCTTTGTATATCCAAGTATCATTTAACCAAACTAAATCAGAGTTTCTTTTTCTTTTTAAATCTTTTAATTCTTCTTTTTTTAATTTTCCATCACCAAACCCACCAGTTCTAGCCATAACTTCTTCTTGTGAATTTGCATAAGCTATTACATCATCACAAAACTTTGGTGTTAACACACCACTAAAATACCAATAATAATTAGATAGGTTCATAATTAAAATTTATTACAATTCTCCTTTTTTCATCTGTGCAAGTTGAGCCAGTATGTTTTAATGTTGAATCAAATTCAACATATTTATTTTCTTCACTAAATACTTTTTTACCATTTTTAAATTTTGTATATCCATTGCTATTGTCTAAGTACAAAATACCTGTAGTACCTTTTGTTTGGTCTGTGTGGTATGTATGTTCAACTATTTTATTTGTTTTTGTTAATAAATTAGCTTTTACTCTATTCATTTTTTTATGTTTAATGTTTTTTAATACTGGAATTATTATATCTTTCCATTCTCCCCAACATTCATATTTTTGATTTCTTAAAAATGTAAAAGTAAATTGAAAAGTATCTCCTTTTTCATTTATTTCATCTACATAATCATTATAGTACCAAGGAAAGTACGCTCCCCTCATAGTATCTTTTAATTTTTTAAACACATCATTTGGTAAAAAATTTTTATATATATTCATAAGTTATTGTTTGAACAAAGTTTAATGAATCTTTTTGATTGTTAGTTAGGTAATACATATTGGTAGATGGAAACATAATAAATTGATTATTTTTTAATGATATATCCCAACTTCTACCTTTACGTCTGTTATCTTCAAAGTGTATTCTGACCATACAGTCTTTAACTTTCACACCATATAATAATGTAAAGTCTGGAGAATTACGTAAATCTACTGGATCTATATTTAATAAAGGAATTGTAGTTTCGCTGGGTTTATATATGTTACCCCACGTTTTTTTATTAATTAAATTAACACCATACTCAAGACCAACGTGATCTCGTATATAAGTATTTAACATATCCCAAGTTCTTGAAAATGGAAATTTTTTATTTTGAATTACTGATTGTAAAATGTCACCTGATAATTTATCTCGGTCAATGTCCCAATCTTTAGGCATTGCTACATCACCAAAATATAGAGCTTGCTCTGTTAATACTTTCTTTTGCATACCACCACCATTTTTAATTTATGCGTTTAAATCTGTCAAGTCCCAAGTTGTATTTGTTTCATTCCACTCATAATACCATTTGTGAGTGCCTGCTGTATTTTGTGATTCTTGTTCAGCTGTTAATGCTGGAGCATCACCGATTGGTGATTGCCATTGTGCAGTTGTAGTATTTTTTACCCAAGATGAATAAGGTTTTGGACCCCAAAAAATTTGATTATCTTCATCCCATTCATAACCTATACCTGCGTAATTTCCTCTAAATGCTTTTGAGTTATCACCAGATGAATGTGTGTTACTTACTGTATTGTAAGACGTTTGAACCCACATTTGTGCAGGCCAATTGTTATGTGTTTCTAAATATTGTTGACCTACTGATTCATCTTCAACACCATCAGCATTTAACATATCTTTGTTATCAAGTGTTAATACTTGAATAACTTTTCCGTTAGCTCCTAATTTTGCAAAATGTGCCATAATGTTTCTCCTTATATATTAATTTTAAATACTAGTAAATACATATTAATTTTGAAATTTGTATCTAATAATAACAATTCCAGATCCACCATCTCCAGCTGAAAATCCTGCAGGGTTTGCGTCTACACCGCCTCCGCCACCGCCAGTATTAGCAGTACCATCTCCACCATCACTACCATTACCCGAAGCTCCAGCTCCACCACCGCCTGCTCCGCCGGCACCACCAGTATTAGATTCTGAATTACCACCACCTCCACCACCTCTTGTAACTGAAGATGCATTAATTAAACTTATTACTCCAGTTCCACCAGCTCCTGCAACAGCAGCACAAGAACTAGCATTAGCTCCAACAGCTCCTGCTCCACCTCCACCACCACCGGTGTTACCTGCACCATTACCACCATTATTCCCTTGAGAAGGGCTGACGGGAGGTGTATTTCCTGAACCACCTGATCCAGCAGGATGACCACCAGCACCACCTGATCCACCATCAGTGCCGTTTGGTGCTCCGTTACTTCCTCCTCTACCACCACCTGTAGATGTTATTGTTGAAAAAACTGAATTTGAACCAGCAGCACCACTTGGACCAGGGTTTACAGCTCCTGCTCCACCAGCACCTACAGTTATCGGAAAACCTGTTGCTGTTACGGGTAAAGCTGAAACACCAGATCCTAATGGACTTGCTGTATAACAACCTGACGCAGCACCTGAAGATTCTCTATAACCACCGGCTCCACCGCCGCCACCACCACCATTAGCAGAACCTCCTCCACCACCACCAGCTAATACTAAATAATCTACTGAATTTGATCCACTTGCATTACCAACAGAACAAACTGTAAATGTACCTGGGCTTGCAAATGTATGAATTTTAAAATCACCACAAGGAGAATTTGTTATTGTTCCACCTGTTGCTACAATGTATGATGCTGTTGGTGCATCTGTTTGTAAACCTGAATCTGTTACTAACCAACCTTGTGTTGAATCTACAAAAACTAATGTAACTGCTATACCTGCTGTTGATAATTTACCATTAATTGTTTCACCACCAATTTTATCTGAACCATTTTGAATTAACGAAACTTGATTTGTATTAAAAGTTCCTGCATAATCTTTAAATCCAACAACTGCTCCAGGTGTTCCTGCTGGAAGATTAACTGATATTACCCCGCCTGTTGTATTTATAAAATACCCTTCACCAGCTGTTGCTGTAAAACCTGATGTCTTAACTGTTGTTTGCCAGTTAACAGCACCTGTTGCGCCAAAACCATTTGCCGTACCAGCGTTTGTAATTGTTGCACCAGCAGGAATTGTGAATGTATCTCCACTATCTCCTAATGTAACTGTACCACACGCTGCTCTTGGACTAATTTTATTTACTTTTATTTCACTCATAATTTACCTATTGAAACTTGTACCTTACCATTACTATACCAGGACCCCCATTATTTCCATTATTATCATTAGATGATCCTGCTCCACCACCTTTATTTGGTGGTCCAGATTTATCACTGTTTGGTACAGTTGGACCACCACCTATTCCTCCACCACCTGTTCCTCCTGCAACAGTTCCAGATGGTTGGGCACCACCTCCTCCTGCTGAAAAATATCTACCACTTGGGCCAGTGTCTCCATAACTAGGAGCTGTTGGTCCTATAAAACCTGGAGCTACAAATGAGCCGATTGCTCCTACTGCTCCACAACCAGAACTACCAGAACCACCAGCCGCACCAGCACCACCTCCGCCACCACCACCTCTGTTACCGCCAGTATTAGCAGCTGATGATGGACCACCATTATTTCCTTGAGGTGGACTTACTGGAGGAGTATTACCTGTTCCTCCTGGAGCAGATCCTGGATTACTTGGACCACCTGCTCCCCCTGAACCTCCTGGACCTGCTCCTCCAGGTGTACTATAATTTTGACCACCGCCTCCACCAGTAGACGTTATTGTTGAAAATATTGAATTAGAACCAATTTGAGGTGCGGATGGAACACCATCAGATGTTCCACCTACGCCACCTGATCCGACAGTTATTGGATAACCCTGAACTGAAACCGGTAAACCTGCTGGTGCATTTAATGGGGAAACTGAAGGTAATGAAGAACGACTTCTAAAACCACCGCCTCCGCCACCACCACCTGTTCTTCCTGAACCACCACCACCTGCTACTACTAAATAGTCTACTGTATTTGAACCACACGCATTACCTGCACAGGTAACTGTAAGAGTCCCTGGTCCTGTAAAAATATGTGTTTTAAAATTACCGCAAGTCACAGTAGCATTTCCACCAGTTGCAGTAACAAATAGGTCAGTAGTTCCTGTGTCTGCAAAAACATTATCTTGAATTGATCTCCACCCAACTGTTGCATCTATATATACTAAAGTTATTCCTTCCCCTTCAGTTTGTAATTGAACAAATCCTCCAGCTTGTCCACCATTAATTTTTTCTGAACCATTTGGATCAACTATTAA